GTCATCTTTCTCCACAAGCTCAATTTCAGATTTTGTATTTTTTGGCCGTTTCTAGCACGACCACAGCACAAAGCCGCAGGTAGATGAGGTGGGCAATCGACTGTCATGCCGCCATACCTCATTGAACTGCATAAAAGAGAATGGCGGTTGCATAAAACTGCTGCACTCACGGCAATGCCGTGTATACAACGTCAAACTTTGCGAGATTCCTGGGGAGGATGGAAAAGAAACCACAAGATATAGTGTTACAATTAATAAGAACCACGAGATATTGTGGTCATTTTAGAGTGACGGGTTCGACGGAGTGATCTGGCCCTCACTGCCAAGCGAAGGGCGTGAGATGGCACGGGATTTCGCCAAGTCTTTCTACAAGAGTCCGGCATGGCTCCGCAATCGGAAGCTGTACATGGAGCAGCCCATTGACACCCCATTCGGCATCGTGCCGCCACTCATGTGCGAGCGATGCTACGCGAACGGCGAACTCAAGCCTGCGAAGGTCGTGCACCACATCATCCATCTCTCGCCGTACAACATAGGCGATCCGCACATCACCCTCTCCTTTGACAACTTCCAGCGTCTCTGCCAAGACTGCCACGCAATCGTTCACAGCGGACAGGAGCCGACACGGGCGGTGTTCGATTCAAACGGCAACGTCATCAGGGGGTGATACCAATGCCTTGCTGTACGAACTGCGCGTTCTCCGAGCTTATGGACGATGGCTCGGTCTACTGCGCACTGTTCGACGCGCATGTGAGCGGATACGGCTGCTGCGAGAACCGTGAGGAGGACTATGGCTAGGAAGATGAAGGTCATCAGCGGAGACAAGTCAGAGCGTCTCAAGCGTCTCACCAAGGAGGCAGACAACCTCTCCGGCTTCGACAAGGCGCTCCTCGATGACCTGCTCACCGAGTACGATGCGCTCGCGACCATGACCGAGGGGCTTAGGCACGAGGTCGAGAAGCATGGCGTGATGGTCGAGAAGGAGGTCGGATCGGTCAACAACCGACACCTTGAGACGGTCGAGAACCCAGAGTTCACCACCTACCAGAAGGCAATCGGGCGCATGGGTGACTTGGCTAAGAAGGTGTCCGACTTCGCCAAGAGGAGCGACTCCAACGAGGAAGAGGACGAGCTTGGCAGCTTCATTCGCCGATAATCCCTACGTTGACGCGCAGGGCAGGACTGACGCCGAGCTGTACCTAATGGGTTGCCTTGACGGCTCAATCGTCGCTGGCCGTCGCATCAAGGCCCTCGCCGAGAAGATGCTTCCACGCATCCGCAATGGCTACAAGGGATGGCGCTATGACGTTGATCTTGCGACAAGGCCAGTCGAGTTCATCGAGCGGTTCCTCAAGATTCCGTCCGGCAAGCTAGGCGTTCCGTTCATTCTTGAGCCTTACGAGCGCATGATTGTCGAGCTTACGTTCGGCTTCGTTGACGAGAACGAGAAGCGGCAGTTCCAATACACGCTCGTAGAAGTTGCCAGGAAGAACGGGAAATCGAGTCTCGGAGCGGCGATTGAGCTGTACATGCTGGTTGCCGATGGTGAGGGCGCACCTCAGATTTACAACGCGGCCACCTCCAAGGCGCAGGCTTCGCTTGCCTACGGTGCCGTGTGGCGCATGGTCAGGCAATCACCCAAGCTGCTCAAGATTCTCCGCAAGGGCACGGTTGTCGAGCGTGCGGAGAACGGCATCATCTCGGACGGCAACATGGGCTACTGCGTGCCGCTGTCAAAGCAGTCTGACCATCTTGACGGCCTTGACGTTCACATGTGCCTGTTCGATGAGATGGCTGCTGCGGAAGACCGCTCAATCTTCGACCTCATCAGGCAGGGCACTGGCGCACGTGAGCAGCCGCTCATGGTGGCAATCACCACCCAGGGCTTCGTGCGCGACAACCTATGGGATCACGAGCGCGATTACGCCGTCCAGTGGCTTGACGGCAAGATTGAGGATGACCGCTTCCTTGGCATCCTCTTCGAGCAGGATGACCGCTCGGAGATGTGGGACGAGACCATGTGGCCCAAGAGCAATCCTGGCCTTGGTACGGTCAAGAAGGTCGAGTACATGCGTGCGCAGGTGCTCAAGGCCAAGAACGACCCAAGCTACACCCCGACCGTCCTGACCAAAGACCTGAACCTCCCCGCCAACCAAGCGAGCGCGTACCTCTCCTTCGAGGAGGCCGTCAACGAGGAGCTGTACGACTTTGACCCCAGCGTGTTCCGCTATGGCGTTGTGGGCATTGACGCGGCTGACACCATCGACCTCAACGCGGCCACGGCGCTGTTCATGCGACCTGGCGATGACCACATCTATCGCCGCTCTATGTACTGGATCGCCGAGGAGCAGGTGAAGGTGAACTCCAACAGCCAGCGCGGCAGGGACGGCGTGCCGTACCACGAGTGGGCGGCTCGCGGACTCATACGCATCGTTCCGGGCAACAAGGTGGACAAGAGGGTGTTTCTCGATTGGGTGCAGGAGCTTGCAGACGAGGGCCTGTACACGAGGTACATCGGCTACGACCCTTGGCACATGGATGACTCCACGCTTCGCGAGTTGAAGTCCATGGTGGGGGAGGACAACGTCGAGGTCGTTCGTCAGGGCGTGCAGACGCTCTCGCAGCCCATGAAGCAGCTCAAGGCAGACATGAGGGATGGGCGCATCATCAACAACCACAACCCCATCGATGAGTGGTGCAACCTCAACCTCGCAGCCAAGATCGACATCAACGAGAACGTGCAGCCCGTCAAGAAGGCTGGCGCGACCACGCGCATCGACGGTTACATGGCGCTCCTTGACGCATACATCACGCTCATGCGCCACGAGGCAGACTACAAGATGACGATTGGCTGGGTACAGTAGTCTCCGAAATGACTCATAGCCTAGCAAGGCTCTACCTGCGGTTTTGTGAAAGAGTCTTGGGACTTATGCAGAAATCAACTAGTTTTATGCATAATGCATTTGCTGCTATGCGACAGCATGGCCGTCTAGCTGGTCAAAAGCAGATTTGTCGAAAAGTCACCTATGCATTTTGAGTAGTTAAAAGAAAGAAGAAGCAAGAAAGAAAATGTATCAGGTCTTAATGAGTGGACACAAAGGTGGAGTTAAAGCTGTCTCTGTATAGTAGACCTTGAACTCCCGAGTTCCTATTGGAACATCTCCTGTTCGCCACCCACGACTTCCCTGTTAGTAGGCTGAGACCATCAGTCTAGCGATCTCCATGAGAGTTTTCGCGTCGATGCACCAGAAAAACAGGCTTTGTACGACAAGCAAATGATGGCCCGTGGCAGAGCGTGGAGCAACTGCATGACGAGCAGAAGGGCGAGAGAAAGGAAGGAAGGAAGTCTGCTGCATCCACGGGCCACCGCGCACATTATACCAGACCACAATATATTGTGCTCAAAAGGTCTTGACAAGCGGAGCAATACAATATATAGTGTGTGGCATGGGAGTATTGTCTAAATATTTCCCGCAGCGTTCTGACTTGCCGTACCAACCCCACAACGGATATGCGACCTTCACCGAGACCGTCCCCAGCTTCGCCGCGTGGGACGGTTCTTTGTATGACCACCCGCTTACGAGGTCGGCCATCGAGCGTTTCGCCGTCGCATGCTCCAAGCTCAAGCCAGAGTTCGTGGGTTCCAAGAACTGCAAGCCCAACGTGCGGAAGCTGTTGGAGACATGGCCCAACGACCTCATGACGTGGCCTGCGTTCCTCGCTAGGTGCGCAACCATCTACGAGATGGACACCACGCTCTTCGTCGCGCCTGGACTCGACAGAGACCTCAGAACCGTAGCGCTGTTCCCCATGAAGCCGCTTTATACCGAAATCGGCGAGTACATGGGCGAGCCTTGGTGCATCTTCCACATGGTCACTGGCGACACGATGGCAATCGAGCTCTCGCGCTGCGCAATCGTCTCCAAGTTCCAGTACGAGTCAGACTTCTTCGGTGCAGGCAACGACGTGATGAATCCGGTCATGTCGCTCATGGACTCCCAGCGTCAGGCCGAGGAGCAGGCCGTCCAGAATGGTGCTCGCATCCGCTTCATTGGCCGCATAACGGGCATGACGCATGGCGATGACCTCAACCGCAAGCGCGAGCAGTTCTACATCGACAACCTCAGCGCACGCAACTACACCGGCCTGATGATCTACGACAACACCTTCCAAGACATCAAGCAGGTTGACGAGCAGCGGTTCATCATCGATGAGGCCGAGATGGAGCGCGTGGCGAAGCAGGTCTACAGCTACTTCGGCATCAACGAGTCCATCCTCCAGAACAACTACGACGAGGAGCACTACGGCGCTTGGTATGAGGGCAAGGTAGAGCCGTTCGCTGTACAGCTCTCCGAGGCGCTCACGAAGGCCAACTTCACGGACGTAGAGCGCAAGCACGGCAACTACGTGATGTTCAGCTCCTCGAAGCTTGAGTACGCAACCAACGCATCCAAGCGCAACATGGTTCGCGACATGATCGACCGAGGAATCATGACCATCAACGAGGGTCGAGAGATTCTACAGCTCCCGCCCATCGACGGCGGCGACGTCATCATCGCACGCGGCGAGTACAAGGCCGCTAACGGCTCGCAGAGTCTCATAGGTGGTCAGGTCGCAAGCGGCTCGATACACGAGGATGACTTCGACCTCGGCGGTGACGAGCAGGAATACAACGACACGGACGGGCAGGGTGCCCTCCAGGCGGACGAATAGGAGCGTGTCATGCCTGTCAAGAGCAACAGGGAGTACCGCAGCTTTGACGCCGTGAACTTCCAGAGGGTTGAGGACGAGACTAAGCCCTACACCGTTCGCGGCTACTACACCACGTTCAACCAGCCCTACTACCTCATGGACGATTGGGACGGCAATCCCATCTACGAGGTGGTTGACGGGTCTGCGTTTGCAGGGTGCGACATGAGCGACGTCATCTTCCAGTACGACCACGGCGGTGACGTGATGGCGAGGAGCAAGAACGGCTCGCTGTCACTCTCGTTTGACGAGCATGGTGGCATTTGCGAGGCGTACCTCGGCGGCTCCCAGCGCGGTCGCGACCTGTACGAAGCCATCACAAACGGTCTTGTCGACCAGATGAGCTTCGGCTTCACCATCGCCAACGACGGTGTCGATTGGGACGAGGAGACCCGCACGTCCCGCATCACTTCAATCTCAAAGCTGTTCGACGTTAGCGCGGTTTCCATCCCAGCTAATCCGAACACTGAGATACATGCACGTTCCTACCTCGACGGAGTGATTGAGGAGAGGCGTATGCAGCGGGAGGCGCTGCAACGTGCCGAGCAGGAAAAGGCCAAGGCGAGACGCGCCAAGGCCGCTGCCGCATTGGAGCTGGTAAGGCTCCGCTAAACCGCAAGCAACAACCGAACAGGAAGGAGCGAACTCATGGATGAGTTCATCCCCTACGACGCGACCCAGTATCGCGCCCTGGACGCCGACGCCTTCGAGGCTCGTCGTACCCAGATCATCGACCTCCTGACCGCCGACGAGCTGCCGGAGGGTGTTGACGAGGATGCTCTGTACGCAGAGCGTGACATGATCCTCGCCGAGGCCAACCGCCGCAACTCCGCTGCCGAGCTTCGCAACGCCAAGCTCACCGCCGTCGAGTCCGGTGCCGCCAAGGTCATCGCCGCCACCGAGCCTGCCAAGGCCGAGCCGCAGAAGCGCTCCAGCATCCATCGCGTCAAGGACGTCACCTCTTGGGCCTACACCGACTCCGCCGAGTATCGCCGCGCCCTCGCACAGCACATCCTGCGCCACGCCCCGATGCCTGCCGAGATGATTGCCAAGGCCCGTCAGGAGCGCAACGCCGCCGTCTCCATCCATGGTGACTACAACGCGGTCGAGGACTTCTCCAACACCTTCTCCACCAACGTTGCCATTCCCAACTCCCTCAACGAGGAGATCATCCGCGAGGAGCGCGAGTACGGCAACATCGGCAACAAGGTCAACGAGGTTCACGTCCAGGGTGGCCTGACCTACACTGAGGCCGACCTCCAGATTACCTACTCTTGGATTGGCGACACCGAGGTCTCCGACTACCAGGAGCAGCCTGACGGCACCACGTTCTCCTTCGTGTGGCACCAGCTTGAGGCCCGCTTCGCCCGCACCATGCTCGCCGATGCCCTCATGCGCGACAACTTCAAGGCACTGCTCGCCCCCGCTCTCGCCGAGGGCTTCATGCGTGCCAAGGAGGCCGCGATCCTGAGCGGCAACGGCTCCACCCAGCCGCTCGGCATCCTCGTCGACCCGCGCCTCAAGGGCCAGGGCACCGAGGGCCAGTCCGGCTACATCAAGGGCAACGCCACCATCATCGAGGTCACCGCAAAGGACGTCGATGACTGGAAGTTCTGGCGCAAGCTCCTGTACGGCGGCTTCAACCGCCTGTACCGTGGCCGTGGCGAATGGGTCTTTGGCGACTCCACTTGGGGCATGCACATCGATCTGCTCCGCGATGACAACAACCAGCCGCTCTACAAGAGCGACCCCCTCAACGATGACGAGCCGCTCAAGCTGCGCAACCGTCCCGTCAACCTCGTTGAGGACACCCTCATTCCGAGCTTCGATGACGCTGAGGACGGCGCAATCATCGGCATCTTCGGCAACCTCAAGAACTACACCATCAACACCCAGCCCGGCATGCCCATGTCCGTCGTGTCTTGGGATGACCACGAGAACAACGCCAAGAAGACCAAGGTGCTCACTGCCCTCGACGGTCGCGTCGTCAACCCCTACGGCTGGGCTCTGCTCAAGAAGAAGGCTGGTGCCTAAGAGGAGGCAGTAGCCAATGGCAACCGTAACAGTTCTCAAGCCATTCCGCGATTTCGCGGAGCACTGTGACCGTGTCGAAGGCGAGACCTTTGAGGCAACCGAGGAGCGTGCGCGTCAGATCGACGCCAAGCTCCCCGGCTACATCGCCTACGTCATCAATGAAGAGGTTGACCTCTCGAAGATGACCGTGGCACAGCTCAGGGGGATTGCCGAGGGTCGCGGCGTAAAACTCCCCGCAGGGGCGAAGAAGGCTGAGATTATAGACGCCCTCACCAGGGAGTAGCGATGGCACTGCTCGATGACGTGAAGTCAAGCCTGCGCGTCACGAGTACGCTCACAGACCAAGAAATCCAGATGTGGATAGACGCCGCAGTGGCCGACATGCGCCGCTGCGGCGTCAAGTCTGAGCTGCTCGACAAGACGCGCATGTCCCCGCTTTCAAAGGCTGCGGTCACGTGCTTCGTGAAGGCTCAGTACGGCTACGACAACGATGAGGCCCAGCGGTTCCTCGACTCGTACAAAAGCATGCTCGCGAGCATGCTCAACAGCAACTCCAACGAGTTCCTCTATCCATCGGATGACGAGGACGGTGATTGGTGGTGAGTCGCTGGAACGAGAGTGTGTTCCTGCTCGCACCTACGAACAGGTACCAGGACTCTTCCGGCGTATGGCACGAGGGCGAGCGCGTTTCGCGCGAAATCTCATGCAATGAGATGACCATGTCGCTTGTGGCAATGGCTCAGCTACGCTCGGCAGACGTCCGTGCGCAGTCATCGTCGCAGACGCTCGACATGGGTCTGCGCAACGAGCACATGATCCAAGTAAGGTCAATCGACTACAACGGCGAAGACCAGTGCATCTTCCATGGCGAGGAGTACGAGGTTCTGTACCTCTCAGGTTCGGGAGAGTACCGCACGCTGACCATAGGCCAGCGGTTAGGCGATGCCGTGGAGTAAGCCCATGAGCGACATAACCATCGAAGCTGACCAGTTCGGCACGACGCTTGAGCAGCTTCTCGGAAGAGTCGGAACCAGCGTCACTGCTCACATGCCAGCGGCGGTCGAGAAGGCCCTTACGCGCGGCGAAGCAGCGTGGAAGAAGAACGCACGCGCGGTTCTCAGCTCGTCCTACTCGCGTGGCGGGTGGGGAAAGCAGAAGAAGAGCTACACGAAGAGTGGCCGTCCGATCAAGAAGGTTGCGTGGTACGGCAGAACCTACAAGACCGGCAAGTACGCAAGGTCCATCACTCACCAGTTGCTTACCAGCGGCGGCGAGCTTGTCGAAGGCGAGATTGGCTCGCGCTCGATGCCGGGTCTTGCACACCTTCTCGAAAAGGGGCACGCATCGGTCGGAGGCGGCTTCGTCTCTGGCAGGAAGCACATAGAGCCCGCATTCGATGAGACTGTCGGCGACTTCGAGAGGGATGTCGAGATGGCAGTCGAGGAGGCAATCAATGACGCCTGACGAGACCGTTTTCTCAACCCTCCGATCAGGTGGGTTCGTTGGCACGAAGGTCGGCTGGCCCATTGGCGGCGCACCGCCGCTCCCGTGGTTTACCTACAAGCGGGTCAAGGGCGGCGAGTTCTTCGCTGACAACTCGAACTACGCGCTCATGCAGCGGTACGACGTTGACCTCTACCAGAAGGAGGCCGATGACGAGCTGCGCGACCGCTTCGAGTCCGTACTGGCACAGCTAGGCCCATACAAGTGCATCGAGTCGTGGGTGCCAGCAGAGAACTGCTGGGTCACCTCATACAGTCTCACTTTCCACATTGACAACTGAATTTAAGGAGGCCCTCGTATGGGCAAGGTAATCTACGGACTCAAGAATGTCCACTACGCAATCTACACCCCCGGCACCGGCAACACCGCAGGCACCTATGGCGCATGGAAGGCCATTCCCGGTGCCGTGTCCCTGTCTGCCGACGCCGACACCACCCAGAACGACTTCTATGCCGATGACGTCGTCTACGCCACCATCTCCGCATCCGCCAAGGAGACCGGCACCATCGAGTTTGCCGCGATCACCGACGAGATGTACACCGACCTGTTCGGCTACGAGAACGACAGCACCTCTGGCCTGACCTACCAGAAGACCGAGCCTAACACAGTCACCGTGGCGCTCGGCTACGAGGTCTCTGGCAACGAGGGCAAGATGCGCGGCGTCCGCTACAACGTCACCTTCACCGCACCGTCGCAGTCCGCGAACACTATGACAGACTCCACCAACCCGGACACCGTCACGGTCAACTACACCGCAGTCGGTCGTGACTTCACTGTCGGCAGCGGCTCCAGCACCAAGACGGTCAACGTCCTCAAGGCCCACTGCACCGACAGCGGCGAGACCCACGATGCGTTCGACAAGTTCTGGAGCGCCGTCGTCGTTCCGGGTACCGCGCCCACCAACGGCTAGACGCAGAGCGCACGAAGCGTAGGCCCACTTCCCCAGACAAAGGGGGAGTGGGCCTTTCTTTTTGCACTTACGGCATGTTAACAGCGACAGGGGAGAGAGATGCCAAAGATCGACTACAACCACAGCGGTGTCGAGAGCGACTACGAGGCCACCACCTACACGCTCATGGTGTACGAGCAGGAGTTCAAGTCCGACCTCATCAAGGACGTCTTCGGTCGCATCGACCTCAGCAGGGCTTCCAACAACATCGACGCTGACGGCAACATCATCGCGATGGACTACACCATCGACAACTGGAACTCCTATCCGAGGGCCTTCTGGGCCATGCTCAAGACCTCCGAGGCCATCTCGCGCAGCGAGGGCAAGAGCGTCAAGCCTGTACCGTCGTTCATCCAGTGGTGCCTGAACGACGGCAGGGGCATCAATATGAGCGAGCTCTCGCAGACGGTCATCGATGAGTGCAACAGGGGTTTGTTTCTCTCCGGAGCCGCCGACTCCGAGTAAACCGGCGAAGGGGCCTTCCATCGCTCTGCCATACACGCACATCTGGACCGAGCTTCTAAAGCTGGGCGTCTCGTGGAACGAGGCGCTCAGGATGCCGTGGAGCGTGTGCAGGATGCTCTTCGAGTCACGCGCCGAGGCGTATGAGGCCGCGAAGAGCTTCAAGGGCGATGACGTTAGGTACGCCACCAAGGAAGACTACAGCAAATGGATTTAGCGGGAGGTGGTTCCCATGGCGGCATCGGCCTATAAGGGACTGACAATCCGCATCGGTGCGGATACCACCAAACTGTCGAGCGCCCTTCGTGGCGTGAACTCTGCCATCTACAAGACGCAGACTGAGTTCAGGAAGCTCAGCAGGGCCGCTAAGCTAGACCCAGGCAACAACAAGGTCATCTCCGCGCAGATGGGCGCTGTCGCCAACATGGCGGTTGACGGCGCTGTGAAGATGGAGCGCCTAAAGAAGTCCATCGCTGAGGTTGGCAGCACGTCGAGCAAGTCCGACCCCAGTATGACAATCGGACAACTCGCAGACGCCACCGAGAATGCGGCGCTTGACGCCGAGATGGCTAAGGAGCGCTACAACTCCCTGACCGCCGAGATCGAGCGCGTCTCCGACAGCATCACGAGTCTTTCTGGCATAGACCCAAGCGAGGCCGTGAGGGCCAGCTCCTCGGAGTGGGAGAAGGCAAAGCAGGCGATCCTTGACTGGGCTCATGCGGCGGAAAACGCCGGTGCGGTCGAGCGGTGGGAAGAGCAGAATCACACGTCCATCGAAAGCACAATCAACGACCTTGAGTACCTGCGTGAAACGTGGGTCGAGGCGAGCAACGAGTTTGACGATGCGTCTCTCGTCCAGTCGTTGCACAACGCGAAGGTTGAGCTGACCACGACAGAGGCTACGGTCAACTCACTCGGAAGGCAGCTCGCCGAGCTTGACACGAAGTCCAACTTCGGAAAGTCGCTCGGCGGCATTGATGACAGGCTCCAACTCATCGGCTCTGCGGCGGATACAGCCAACGACCGTCTCCAGCGCATGAACAGCGCAATGAACGTGAACCCCGGAAGCCTTGGCACCATCGTGGAGAGGGCTAAGGCGCTTGCAGACGCAACCGAGGTCGCGCGTGCAAAGGCCCAGACACTACAGGAGAAGATCAACGGCTACAAGGCGCAAGGCGTTGACAAGATAGCCAAGTCCATCGGCAACGTGTCGCTTGAGTTCGAGAAGTCAAAGAAGGCATTCTCCGACGCTGCTACGGAGACGGCGAAACTTGAAGGCGAGCTGCGCGACGCCCAGCGGGAGTACACCGCGCTCATCGAGACTGGCAAGGGTGACGGTCTACAGGAGAAGATCAACGCCGCCGCACGCAGGGTAGACATCTTGGAGCAGGAGTTCAAGGACGCCAAGCGTGCGCGCGAGGAAGCCTTCGACCGCTTCGACACGGCGAAGATGTGCAAGGAGCTACAGGAGGCCGAGACCGAGGTCAAGGACCTTGAGACAAGCACGAAGAGCCTTGCTGACTCGATGGACGGCAACCTTTCCGTAGCCGCCGTCCACGCCGCGTCTCAGATCGGACAGCTCATGCGCGAGGCGGGCCAGCACATCATGGACTCCGCAAACGACGTTGACGCTGCCTACCGAGACATGCGCAAGACCGTCGAGGGTACGGAAGAGCAATATGAAGCTCTCTATGATGCCGCCATGAAGTACAGCCAGACCCACGTCACCAGTGCCGACACTATGCTTGAGATGGAGGCTCTCGCTGGTCAGGTCGGCATCTCGGCGGATGCGCTGCAAAATTTCTCAGAGGTAGCCGCAAATTTGGACGTCGCGACCGACATCGACGCCGAGGAGATCGCCCTCAAGATGGGCCAGATCGTCAACGTCATGGGTGACCTCGATGAGGGCAACGTGCAGGGTTTTGCCGACGCACTGGTAGACCTCGGCAACAAAATGCCTGCACAGGAGTCCGCAATCATGCAGATTGCACAGCGACTATCGTCGGTTGGCGATGTCGCTGGATTCAGTACCCCAGAAGTTCTCGGCTGGGCCGCAGCTATCGCTTCAACCGGACAACGCAGCGAAGCGGCAGCTACCGGAATTAGTACCACAATCACCTCAATCCAGTCAGCCGTGTCAAAGGGCGGCGAGGAGCTGGACGCATTCGCCAAGGTCATCGGCGTGTCTGCCGACGAGTTCAAGCAAAGGTGGGGCGAAGACGCATCTGGCGTTCTTCGGGAGTTCATCGGCAGTCTGCAAAACTTAGGCCCAGAAGCCATCGCCCAGCTTGAAGACCTTGGCATCGAGGGCGTCCGTCAGACCCAGACGCTCCTTGGCCTTGCGAAGACCGTGGAGAACGTCGATAAGGCCATGGACATCTCCAACGGCGCGTGGGACGGCTACATAAACGGCACGTCAGGCATCGGCGCAGCCGCAGAGGAGGCGCAGAAGAAGGCAGACGGCTTCTCCGGATCGCTGGCGAAGATGCAGAACAGCTTGCAGGTCATGTGGGCTTCCTTTGGCCCTGCACTCAAGCCGATAATCGATGACATCACCAGCGGAATCCAGTCGCTTACCGAGTGGTTCAATAACCTCGATGACTCAACTAAGACCATGATGGTCAAAGTCGGGGCGGCGTTTGCGGCCATCGCAGTCGGCGAGCCGATAATCAGTGCGTTGACCGAAAACCTCAAGAAGCTTGTCTCTGGCACACTCAGCAAGACTGTCGCTGGGTTTATCACCATGAAGAAGGAGGTTGGAAAGCTTAGCGACGCCTTCCTCATGGCGAAGGTCACGCCGCTAAGCCTTGGCGAGGCATTGACAAAGACCAATTCGGCTGCAAGCAAGTCTGTTACAGGAATCAGCAAGCTCGGTACCACATTCATGTCTCTTGTGTCGAGCGGTACGCTTGCGGTTGCGGCTGTCGGTGCCGTCGCGGCTCTTGTCGGCGGCTACTACATCAAGAAGTTCCTCGATGCCAAGAAGCGCACCGAGGACTTCAACGCAGTCATAGACGGCATTAAGAGTTCTACCGACGATCTGCACAGGGATCTGCTCTACGGCAAAGACACGGTCGAGGACTATGGCAAGTCTTGGTCTGGCGCAGGCACGGACATTGACGAGTTCATCAAGTCGCAGCAGGAGCATGTCGATGCCATGAACCAGACTCGCGACGAGTCCACCACAACCATAGGAATGCTCCAACAGTACAAGGACATCATCGATGAGTGCGCAGGCGCAGGCGAGGTGTCCGCTGAGAAGCAGGGCCAGCTTGAGTGGGCGCTCAGGGGACTTGAGGAAGCCACCGGCGAAGCATACAGCGCCAGCGACGTCCTTGCTGGAAAGATGGAGGATGAGGAGGGCAACACCATCGACCTCAAGAAGGCCATCGATGACCTTATTGAGGCCAAGAAGAAAGAGTCGCAAATCAACGCCTTGACCGAGATGCGCACCGAGGCGGTCAAGGGCCAGATGGAGTCCAAGAAGGCAATCGAGGAGACCACCAAGGCATACGAGGATTACGCCGAGGTTGTGAAGAACGCGCATGCCAAGGCGACCGGCCACGAGATGACCGACAAGGAGCTTCGCGACTATGCACTGACCTCCAACAACGATGACGCAAAGCACCTACGCGAGCTTCAGAGCGCGATGGACGAAGCGACACAGACGTCCGTTGAGTACAGCAAGGAGATTGCCGACCTCGATAGGGAGATGGGCTACCTCAGCGACTCTGTCGACCATGAGCGCGAGGGCATCATGCGCACCGATCCCGTCATGAAGCAGGCGCTCGACAATGTTGGCATCACTGGTGACAAGGTAACCGACCTCGCAGAGCAGGTCATGCAGGCTGGCGTCTCAGCCGATGACTTCGCGAGCATCGCATCCGAGGACTTCGCCCTCATGGCCGAGCAGTCTGGCGGTGACATCCAGAAGCTCACCGACCTGATTGTCAACTACAACGCGACCGAGTTCGAGGAGAAGTACGGCTACCTCCACGTTGACGGCTATGGCAACGTGGTGGACGCCAACGGTGCCATCTACGAGTGGAACGGCACCGAGTTCGTACCCAAGTACACGACCGTCGAGGTCGAGGGCGAGGAAAAGGCCGAGCAGGCGGCGAAGAACGTTGCGAAGTCGCAGGAGAGCATCCCCAAGGAGACCAAGTCCAAGGTTGACATCAAGACCGAGGGAACGGACAAGGTCAAAGAGGGCAAGAAGGCCATCGATGACGTTCCCAGCAAGAAGGAGCCAAAGCTAACCTTCTCGGTCTTTGGCAAGAAGACTGTCGAGGAAGCGAACCGAGTCTTCAAGAGCGTCAAGGATAGGACGGTCACACTCACCTACAACTACCAGAAGAAGGGTGGCCCAACTCCCGCAAAATCCGCTACTGGCGCGTACATCCCGTACAACAAGATTCCCAAGCACGCCGCTGGCATCTTCACGCAGCCAACCATCACCAACATCGGGTGGGTCGGCGAGGACGGCGCAGAACTCTACAGCGGAAACAGCCTAGTCCCGCTGACCAACCGCAAGTACTCGATGCCCTACATCGACGACATCTCCGACGCCGTTGCGAAGAAGCTGGGGCCGTCGATGAGCAGCGCCCCTCAAATCTCCGTCGTGGTCAGCGGCGTGAGCAGCCCAGAGGAGACCGCACGCGCCATCACGAACGCACTCAACCTCACGCTCTAGGGGGGTATGAATGGCAGTCAGCATTTCAAAGAAGCCGAACCGAAACGTATCGAGCATCGGTGCCCCAACTAGGGACAAGAACGGCTCCTACAAGATGACCGTGAAGTGGAAGGCGAACGACTGGCTCAACAACGACAAGAATGACGGTCGCTGCGAGGGCTGGGAGATTCGCTGGAACTTTAGGGTCTACGACACTAAGAAGAAGGCGTACAAGACCCTCACGAGGAGCGTCAAGGGGCACACGCCGAAGGTTCGTGACCACTCCATCTACCTCTCCGGCTTCGAGTGCACGGACGGCAAGACCTACAGGCGCGACACGGACTTCTACCCGAACGGTAACCTGTTGCTCGTCTCGGTTACCGTTCAGGTGAGGCCGTGGAACTCCAAGGGAGCTGGCTCATGGGCGTCTAGCAAGCGCGAGTTCACCAATCCGCGCAACCCGTCCATTTCCATCGAACAGGATGCCAAGACTGGCGACGTGAGGTATACCGTCACGCACAATGCGGGGGAGGACTACAGGGAGTGTTGGGACACATACGTCACCATGACGATCTACGAGTCCTTAAGGGGCAAGGTCACCGACACGGCTACGAAGACTCCGAGAAATACCACTAAGACCTCAACGTGGAGCGTTGACGCGATCAGGCGCATGTTGCAGGGCTACGACCAGTACATTCGCGTTCGCGTCAGAGCGTACTCTCGTGGCATCCGTGGCAAGTCCGACGTTGTTACCAAGGACTACTACGTCTCGTGGCCCAAGGTCACGACCATTACTGGTGTTGATTGTTCATCCAAGGCAACGACGGGCAAGGTCACCGTCAAGATAGATACGAACTATCACCCAAAGACCAACAAGGGCATCCATAACCCCGTTACGGGCATAGTCCTTGAGAAGCTGGTCAACGTCGAGTACAAGGAGGCGTCCGAGATTCCCGGAGACGCTGACTGGGAGGCCACCGAGAGCGTTGACGACGGCAACTGTGAGGCGCTCAGCTCCACGGTCGCCCTCCTACAGCCGGAGAAGGGGAAGACGTCGTGGGTGCGCGTCAAGTCTTGGAACGACATCGAGGGCATCTTCTTCCGCTATTCCGCACCAGTCAGGCTTACCGATCTTGAGCGTCCTGCGCCTACAGCGGCAGATGACGATGTTGTGCTCGGTGAGCCGCAGTCTGGTGATGACGGCAAGAGCGCCATCCTCACAATCGGCTGGGCAGACGATGACTCCACTGGCACGCAGGTCGCTTGGTCGGACAGCGAGTACGCATGGCGTTCCACCAGCGAGCCGGAAACCTACCAGTTCACATGGGATGACGGAAGCGGCACCATTGGCACGGAGACATACGCACATACGGCGCGTCTCTACGTTGGTGACCTCACCGAGGGTACTAGGTACTACTTCCGTGCGAGGCGCTACCTAGAGAACGACGATGGCACCGAGTATGGCCCTTGGTGTCCATCGGATACCACCGTCTCCGTGATCCCGACTACTAGCCCAGAGTCGGTTACTCTCAACGCCGCCCCGTTCGTGCCGAGGGGCTCCACGCTTGCACTGTCTTGGACGTTCGACTCTGAGGCGGAACAGACCATGTGGGAGGTGCTCACTGGCCCCACGACGACGACCACGGAGACCATCACGCAGATCATCGACGGCGAACCCGTCGAGGAGGAGGTCAAGCACCTCTGGATTGACGAGACCCAGGCGAAGGTCGTGGCGAGCGGCACAGACGCGAGCGGCAGCACGGTCATTTCTGCCGAGAGGCTTGCTGGCATCATCGGCACCGACCAGTCCGTGCCCTTGGCCGTGCGCGTCAGGACTGGCGGCGATCCCGTCACGTCCGAGGCTGTCACGGTCGAGGTCGCTGACAGGCCCACCATCGAGGTGACGGTCGTGGACGAGCAGTCGCAACCAACGGAGACGCTCACCGAGCAGCCGTTCAGGCTGTACCTTGAGTGTCCTGTGGCTGCGTCGGTCACAGTCGTAGCCGCTGCCGCTGGCGGCAACTCGCGCGAGCGGCCCACTGGTATTGAATACCAGCCGGAGGGCGATGCGGTTTGCAGCTTCGAGGTCATGCCCGAATGGACTGAGGTTGTCGAGGGCGATGAGGTTGTCGGCTACACGGCAACGGTTCCAGCACCGAGCGGACTTGAGCTTTGGGACAGGGGCGAGTACGTCATTACCGTCACGGCCACCGATACGAGGACTGGCCTTGTCTCAGACGAGGTGACCGCACCGTTCTCCGTTGACTACGAGCACGAACCGCCAAAGCCGACAGACGCCATCACCGTCACGCCGTCAGACGTGACTGACGCGGACGGCATCAGAACGCTTTCTGCGGTTGTCCAGCTCGCCGCGACGACGGGCATGGCGCAGACGGACGTTTACGACGTGTACCGACTCACCCCTGACGGTGCGTACCTCATCGCAAGCGACCTGGCGCAGGACGAGACGGTGACAGACCCCTTCGCCCCGTTCGGAACCTACGGTACGAGGGCATACCGCGTTGCCATCAGGACGGTTGACGGCAGCGAGTCCTGGTTCGACTACGAGTATTCGCTCAGGGCGTGGATGGTGCGCATTGACTACGGAACCGAGTACGTCGAGCTGCCCTACAACATCCAGCTCGGAGACCAGTGGGAGCACGACTTCGAGGCCAGACGCCACATGGACGGCACCATCAACGGCTACTGGAACCCCGGTGCGGGAAGGGTGGCGACCATCTCCACCGATCTCGTCAAGAGGGGAGACCCTGAGCAGGTCGCTAGGGTCAGGGCCTTGGCGAACCACTGCGGCCCGTGCCTCGTGCGCACGCCCGATGGCTGCTGCTATCAGGCAGACGTGACGCCCAACACGCTCTCCATGACGTACAACGACGGCGCAATCCCGCTGTCCCTCAACGTCACAGAGGTCGAGCTGACCGAGGAGTACATGGCGACGATTCCTGCCAACGAGGATGAGGGGGAGGAAGAGCCCTAATGATTGACTGGACCCGTGGCTACAGGGTGGTCGCATGGCGGCTCTTTAGGGTCAACCCCGACACGTGGGCCGACGCTGGCGAGGTTGGTGGCATGGTCAGTGCCACCGTCTCGCGCACGGAGGAGGACGAGCAGGACAGGGGCACGGTGTCCCTCACGTCCGACTCTCGCGGCAGGTTCGAGCAGGGGTGGCACCGCATCGCCATGACCGCGCAGCAGGACGAAGCCATCGAGCGCGTTGACGTGGCTACCCTATGGATGGACTCCACTGGTGGCGAGCTGAACCGTGGAGCCTCCCTCGTGACGGTCAACGGAAGCTCCGTGCTGCACCCATGCGCGTCGGAGACCTTGGAGACAGGCAGCTACGCGCCAAAGGGCGTTGACGGCGCGGCCTTCGCGGCAGACCTCATACGCTCCACGACCCCAGCCCCAGTGGTTGTGGAAGGCTCCTTCACCATCGAGGAGCACGTCGTCTTCGATAGTGGGGCCACGGCGTTGAGCGCAGCAAAGCTCGTGCTTGACGCTGGCAACTTCATTATGCAGGTGGACGGTCGCGGCGTGGTTTACATCCACCCAAGGCCGTCCGACCCCATTCTTGTGCTCGATGCGTCTAGGGCTAGGCTCATGCAGCCAAGCGTCACCTACTCCCTCGACTACTCCGAGGTGCCGAACAGGTACATCGCCGAGGACGAGAGCGCGTCGGCTAGGTCTGTCAACGACGACCCAAACAGCCCCACGTCCACCGTCTCTAGGGGATGGGTCAAGGACATCCGCGACACCTCGCCCATTAGGGTCAACGGCGAGACGCTCACGGCGTACACGGCAAGGCGGCTCCAAGAGGAGTCAACCGTCCACGACACGCGGAGCTACACCCGCGAGTACTGGCCCGACGTTCACCCTGGCTCCATCGTCAGGGGAACTGTCGCAACGGTTGGCGAGGACGGCCTTTTCAGGGTCGAGTCACAGCAGATCGACTGCAACAAGGGAATCACGGTTCAGGAGTCCTCGTACAGGGAGGTGGTGCTATGGCAGAGTCAATAAGCGCGAAGACCGCGTGGGCACTCGCAAAGGCCATCAAGGGCGGCTCCAAGAAGAAGCTGCCCAACAGCGGCAACGCGACGGTCGTTCGGGTTGACCAGGACGGCACTCATTGGGTGCGCATCTCTGGCTCCGATGTGGAGACCCCCATCAACGGCTCAATCACAGCAGACGCAAGGCCCGGAGACACCGTCCAGTACCGCCTTGAGGACACGCGCATCTCTATCACTGGCAACGCCACCAGCCCATCGGTGGGCAAGGAGTACGTCGATGACAAGGTCGAGCCAGTCGAGGCCAAGGTGGACGTTGTCGCAAAGGCGAACGCGCTGCTCAATACAGCGACGGAAAGGGCGCGTAGCGTGGCAGACGCGGCGAAGTCCGTTGCCGACGCCGTGAACCAGCACTTCTTCGCCGACACGTCTGGCATCCATGTGACGGAGGCCACTCAGGACGAGTGGGACGCCAACCACAGCGGCGCGAACGTACTCATCAACAGCATCGGCCAGCTCTTCCGCGACGGTTTGAACAACCTGCTCACGCTCACGACCGAGGGCAACGCGCGTGCGCTCACCGTTTGGGATGGTCTGGGCAACGCAGCATCGAACGTCCGCGCGGTAATCGGCGAGACCATCCAGCTCGGAAACGCCGACAGCGGCAACTACATGACGCTGGAAGATACGGGCGTCCACATCTATGCCATGGCGGACGGGGCCGAGGCGGCGACGTTCGACGCCAACGGCGTCGGCCTCGTGGACGACGCCTTCCGGCTCTCGTCGGCAAAGACGACGGAGGACTACGGTGACGAGTCCGACCCGCACGTCGTGGAGCAGGTGGACTCCTCCATGCGCATGGAGCAGGCGAACGAGCACTACACCGTGCGCTCCCACATCGACACGAAGCTGTCGACGGGCGACTCGACGGTCGGCTACACCTACGGCGGCTTCGACATCGGCCTTACGGTGGAGGACGACCAGGGCGAGGAGTTGAAGAACGCGGTCGTCAGTCTGTACGCAGACAAGACCGACTCTAGCTTCATCGTCTTCGCCGACGACTTGGAACTCCACGGCACGGGCGACGTGCTCCTCACGGGCAGATCGTTCAGGGTCTCAGACCTGCAAGGAGGCGCAAACACCTGGTCAACGGCCCAAGGCACCATCCTCTGGTCTGGCGTGTACTACATGACCGAAACCCAGACCGCTACCCTCTCGCGCAACCTCAGCACATGCCAGACCGGCATCGTGCTCCACTGGCAGGCATACGAGAACGGCTCCGCGGCCAACAACTCGCACGTGTACTCCTTCGTCCCAAAGGCGTACCCAGCAGGCGAGGGCATGCTCTGCCCGATGGCCGCGCCGAACTTCGCCTACGTCGGGTCGAAGTACGTCTACGTCTACGGCAACCGCGTCGTCGGCAACACCCACAACGACGCTACGGGGACGAACAACGGCGTGACCTACAACAACAAGCACTGGGTGCTCACCCAGATCATCGCAGTTTAGGAGGGACGATATGGCCTACCTCACCATCGAGCTAAAGACAAACGACCAAGGCGGCACGGCTGCGGAGGTCCTGTACACGGGCGTGGACAAGCGCGTGGCCGAGCAGAAGTACTATCAGGCCCTTGCCACAGCAGCCACCTCTGGCCGACCGCACCACGCATGCGTCATTCTCGACTCCGATGGCATGACGCACGCACAGCGGTCATACGTCGTTGAGCAGGAGGCATCGTGACCGTAACCATAGGCGGCATCATCAGTTGGCTTGCGCCCATCCTCTCGACCATCATCATCACAGCAGCGACCGCAAGCATCAACGCACAGGCCAAGAAGCACGAGCGCGTCGCAGAGGAGCGTCATCAAGAGACCGAGAAGAAGCGCAAGCAGGAGGCCGAGTGGCGCAATGGCGTTGACCGCCTGATGCAAGAGCAGGGCGACGCATTGAAGTCCGTGGCGAACGACCGCGATGACTGGTACGCATGGCGTGCCGAGATGATTGCCCAGATGCAGGCTCAGGACGAGCGCATAGACACCATCCTGCAAGCGCAATGCACGCAGATGCGCTCGGACATCATACACAAATGCCACAGGTACCTCGATGACCTCGGACGAGCAAGCACCGAGGAGAAGGAGGCTCTCAACGCCGAGCACGAGGACTACTCAGCCATGTGCGCGGCAAACGACATCGTCAACAACTTCGTGGACAAGCTCGTGGAGCGCGTGATGCAGCTCCCAGAGCGTGAGATTTAGGAGGAACCATGACTTACATCCTGCCCGACAAGCTATATGACCTCATCAAGTACGTGGTCACCGTGATTCTGCCTGCCGTCTCGGTCGCATATGTCGGCCTCGCGGCAATCTGGGGCTGGCCCTACGCCGACGAGGTCTCGCGCACCTTTGCAGTCGTGTACACCTTCCTCTGCGCCGTCATGGGCATCTCGCAGCTCACTGCCAAGGAGGAGTAATGGGAGTGCGCTCTCAGATCGTGGCCTACTGCCGCAAGCAGCTAGGTTGCAGCTACTCTTACACGCCCAGCGGCGGCAAGGAGGGCAGCAGCTACAACTGCTCCTTCCTCAGCACGTGCGCCTACAAGGCGGCGGGGTTGACCATCCCGAGGTGGCAAGGCCACCAGAACGGGGACGGTAGCCAATCCGACTGGGTCTACCGCAACGGCCACTGGACTACCGACCCGAGCAAGCTCAAGCCCGGCGATTTGGTCTTCTTCGGCACGAAGCGGACGAACACCATACACGTCGGCATCGTGAGCAAGGCTGGCACCGTCCCGTACATCATCGACAGCACGCCCTCGCGCGGAGTGGCCGAGCGCAAGCTGCCGCTGTCCGCTGGGTTCGTGGGCGGCGGGTGGCCGCTCAAGGAGCTGCCCGCGACCGCGACCGTGCAGGACTTCGAGCTGGTCAAGGTGGACATGATCGCAACCATCAAGACCGACAGCGTGGCCATCCGCACGTGGCCGTCCACCAAGACGGGGGCCATCAAGGGCCGCTACCAGCGCGGCCAGAAGGTGGTCTTCGACCGCATCACGTTCAACGCTGGCTACGTCTGGGGCAGCTACGTCGGCCTGACGAGCGGGCAGCGCCGCTACGTCGCCATCGGCCCTATGAGCCTGTGCGAGGTGGTGAGCGAATGAGCTACGACCGCTGGGGTCACACGCCCGAGGAGGTGCGCCGAGAGCGCGTCCGCGACTGGCTGTGCGTCCTCGCCCTCGGCCTCATGGTCGCGTGCGTCTGCGCAATCGCCGCTATCGTTGTCATCCTTCTTGGTGGCTGACATGGAACCCGTGGAGACTGATGCCGTGTGCCCCAAGTGCGGGGAGCGGATGCTTCTGCTTCCCGACACCGAATGGTCTCTCTACGA